AATGAGATGGTTAAGGTATCTATGTCTGATGATGATTTAGAGATGGTAGGATCTATAGTAGAAGTCAAAGAGTTTGAGGGATGATCCACCCTGCTGAGTTATCAGTACACTCTTTCTTACGTTCTGCTATAGAGGGTAAGGCTTCTATGAGTGATGAAATAATAGAGCAGGTAGCCACTGATGTGGTTGCCGCTTTACAAAAGCAGTTCAATGGTGAGCCTCGTGACGAGTTTCGTTTACGTATGTCTAACATAGGAAGACCAAGATGTCAGCTATGGTTTGCTAAGAATGACCCAGAGACTGACGTAAATAAACCTACATCTTTTATGCTTAACATGCTGATGGGAGATTGGACTGAAGCTATATTCAAAGGCGTACTACGTGCCTCTGGAGTAGAGTTTAAAGACAACGATAACGTTACACTTAAGGTAGGTGACACATCTATCAACGGTGAGTTCGATATGATCTTAGACAACAAGGTAGATGATGTTAAGTCTACTACACCTTACGGCTATGATAATAAGTTTACTAATTATGAAACGCTTAAAGGCAATGATGACTTCGGTTACATAGCTCAACTTGTAGGTTATGCTAAAGCTTCCGGCAAAGAGGTTGGAGGTTGGTGGGTAATCAACAAAGTAAATGGTAGCTTTAAATATGTACCTGCAGAAGAAGCAGATGCAGATGCTGTAATGGAAACAGTAAAGGGTACAGTAGATTACATTACTAATGATGAACCTTTTGCTCGTTGCTTTGAACCAGAAGAAGAGACATACCGTAGGAAGCCTAGTGGTAACTTTAAACTAAATAAAACCTGTGGTTGGTGTGACCACAAGAAGAAATGTTGGCCTGATCTGATGACTATGGAGTCTAAGGTAAGTCAGGCCGCCGTTAAACCCCTAATTGATTATACTTATATAAAGGAAGAACAACTATGACAACTGTTACTATTGATAAAGTAGAATATAACATTGAAGATTTTACAGAGGCGGCTACTGAAGCACTCAAGATAGTCCAAGCGAATCTAAGAATAACTGCAGACAAAGAGCATGAACTACAATGTCTAAAGGCTATAGGTGCTGTTAAGGTAGCCGAACTCAAACAACTATTGACAGGTGAGGAAGCACCGTCTGATGACACAGGTGAGGAAGCACCGTCTGATGACTAAGTTTGCAAAGGGCTACAGACGTAGGCACAATGCTAGTAAATATAAGTCCGGCCTTGAAGAAGAGGCCGTTCTTTTCCTGAAGACTAGGCAACGTAAGGTACGATACGAAAAGCTTAAGATAGAATGGGAAGACCTAAGGTATCGTACCTACACACCAGACTTCGAGTTAGACAATGGTATCATAATAGAAACCAAAGGGAAGTTTGATCCAGATGATAGACGCAAGCATCTTGAAATAAAAAGACAACACCCTGAGTTAGACATACGCTTTGTATTTAGTAATGCTAAGGCTAAGATAAACAAAGGTGCTAAGCAAAGAAACTTTGAGTGGTGTGAGAAGAATGGTTTCCAATGGTCACACAGGGTCATACCTGAAGAGTGGCTTAAAGAAAAAGGATCTTGCACCAAGTTAGATCGTATTGTTTTAAAGACAGAAAGAAGGACTTAGTATGAGTTATACCTTAGAAGACGATGAAGTAGCGGTAATAATAAGACCTTCCCCTTACACTGAAGGTGATTGGCACGGACTTGTAACTACTGGAATATCCTACGATAATGATAGTACATTACCAGAGGAGGTACTAGAAGATTGCATACACGTAGCTATGTTATGTACAACTCTTTTAGATTTAATGAATGATGATGATGAACTTTATGAAAGAGTTATGGATCACAGATTTAAACTTTTAAAAGAACAAATTGCTAGACAAGAAGAGACTGCTGAGGTAATAAACTTTAACGAGTTTACAAAAACAAAAGGTAGTGCATGATGGCTAAGTGGAAAGAGTTTAGTATACAAAAAGATCATCAGGTGTACGATCCTGTAGATCGTCCTGCTCATTACAATCAAGGTGGTATAGAATGCATTGATTATATTAGGCAGGTGCTAGGCTTAGAAGGTTTTATAGCTTACTGTCACGGCAACATGATTAAGTATCAACATAGGTATAGATACAAAGGTAATGGTCAAGAGGATATGAAGAAGGCGGCATGGTATTTAAGTAGAATGAATGAAGGCCTTGCGGAGAAATATAAATGAAAGACAAAACTTTTGGAGTAACCTTTTCTATTGTAGTAGATGAAGACAATAATATATTAGGATCATATGAAGATGATCACAGTAAGGATGTACACGATTTATTAGCTGATACATTCTACGATATTGATGACGTAAAGATTAATAATTTAGTAGTGAAGGAAAAACTATAATGATAGGATTTAGGGAGTACCAAAAGAAAGCATCAAGCTTTGCTATATATCCGGCAACACACAAGGTACTGTACCCTACGCTAGGGCTTTGTGGTGAAGCAGGTGAGGTAGCTGAGAAGGTTAAGAAGCAGGTTAGGGATGGTGTCTTCAATAGACATGAGGTAGCTAAAGAATTGGGTGATGTACTGTGGTACTTAGCTAATCTTGCTAATGATATTGGTTATAACTTAGATGAGATAGCTGATATTAACATAGAAAAACTTACCAGTAGACAAGACAGAAACAAAATCAAAGGGTCAGGAGACAATAGATGAAACTTGAAGTATCACAAATAGATGAAACTTTAAACAAATTAAAACGTATAGTTCAGAAGGATGATTTAATATTTGTTAACCCTGAAACACTGGAAATAGTTGAACAAGTAGATCTAACGAACTTAGAAGATGCTACCATTACAAGTGCATCCCTAATGAATAACGAAGATGGAACTCTTAGTTGGGTAGATTTTGATGAAGACAATCAAGAACTTATAAAGTTTGACAGCTTTGATAAATATAGGAAATACGCAGAGGAGAATAAATAAAATGAACAACGAATTACCTACAGACTATCAAGGCTTTATACACAAGTCACGTTACGCACGTTGGCTTGATGATGAAGGTAGGAGAGAGACATGGGGCGGAACAGTAGGGCGCTACATGACTAACATAGTCAAGCCTTCCATAGGGGATAACCCTAAAGTGATAGCAGAGATAGAAGAAGCTATCATGAACTTAGAAGTTATGCCTTCAATGAGAGCCTTGATGACAGCAGGGCCAGCACTAGCTCGTGATAACACAGCAGGGTACAACTGTTCTTACTTAGCAGTAGATACACCAGTGGCATTCGATGAGGCTATGTTTATTCTGTTGTGTGGTACAGGTGTAGGCTTCTCTGTTGAACGTCAGTCAGTACAAAAGCTACCTGATGTACCTGATATGTTATACTACAGTGATACAACTATTGTTGTTGCTGATAGCAAAGAAGGTTGGGCTAAAGCTTTACGTCAGATGATTGCACTATTATATAGTGGAGAGATACCTAAGTGGGATGTGTCTAAGGTACGCCCTGCAGGAGCTAAGCTTAAAACGTTTGGCGGTAGAGCATCCGGCCCTGCCCCACTGGTAGATCTATTTAACTTTGTTACTCATATATTTCAACACGCTAAAGGGCGTAAGCTATCGTCACTAGAGTGTCACGACATCATGTGTAAGATAGGCGAGGTAGTAGTTGTAGGTGGAGTACGCCGTAGTGCTATGATTTCATTGAGTAATTTATCAGATGATCGTATGCGTCATGCTAAGTCAGGCTCATGGTGGGAGAATAATCCACAACGTGCCTTAGCTAATAACTCTGTAGCTTACTCAGAGAAACCGGATAGCCTCTCGTTCATGCGTGAGTGGATGGCATTGGTTGAGTCAGGCTCAGGTGAACGAGGTATCTTTAATCGTCAAGCATCTAAGGTACAAGCGGCTAAGAATGGTAGACGAGATAGCAACTATGAGTTCGGGACAAATCCATGTTCGGAGATAATCTTACGCAGCCATCAGTTTTGCAATTTAACGGAGATTGTAGTACGTGCTACTGATACAGTAGAGACACTAGAAAACAAGGTACGGCTTGCTACTATCTTAGGTACAATACAATCATCCTTCACTAAGTTTCCTTATCTACGTAAGATATGGCAACGCAACACAGAAGAAGAACGTCTATTAGGTGTGTCTATGACAGGCATAATGGACAACCCATTAATGACAACAGCTAACAAAGGATTGGAGAATACTCTTGAACATCTCAAACAAATCGCCATTACTACTAATGCTAAGTGGGCTGAACGCCTTGATATCCCTGTCAGTACTGCTATCTGCTGTGTTAAACCAAGCGGTACTGTCAGCCAACTGGTTGACTCTAGCAGTGGCATTCACGCTCGTCACTCAGCCTATTATATTCGCACTGTACGTGGAGACAACAAAGACCCGTTGACACAGTTCATGATGGATCAGGGTATCCCTAATGAGCCAGACGTAATGAAGCCTGACCA